CGCCTGCCATGAAGCAAGATTCAGCATCGTCCCGCCGTTACCGCGCCGGCCGACATGCCCACTATTTACCAGTGTCGCCAGCCTGTTATATGAACTTGCAGCCAGGAGAAAACTTGGAGAAACAGAATGGAAAAGCGGAATGCCGCTTGTGCCTACGTGAGCGAGTATGTTATTGTGCAGATAAACAACAGATAACCCGCCAGCGTTTGCGACGGTTATGACGCCGCGAGAACTGAATGACGAGTTGTTGTCAGCTTCCAGATAATTACCGACTATCCATGCGGTGATTGCGTCATTTATGCGAACAGTCGAGCCAAACGTATAGTCTATTTCGAGTGCGAAGTTTGCATAAAATAGAACGTCTTGCTCGATGTTATATCCACCCCTGCAGCCTATCGCCACGTTCCCGACGTAGACGGTCCACGCCCCGGCCGGCTGCGTCGGCGCTCCACCGCCGCTGGCGTTTCCGCAGGTGAACCCGTACTGTGCCGTCCGGCGCGCGATGTTGCCGCGGAAGATCGCCCCATAAAACCACGGCTGGAGATCGTAGGCGTTCTCGCGCTTGAACGCCATGTCGACATCGTTGTACTCGATGACCCAGCCGGCGCCGTGCTCGTTGGTTTTTCCGTCGTGAATTGAGATGCCGTCTCCGGCGCCTGAGTCAGGGTCGGCCGTCCCTGAGACGTTTAGGCGCGTCGAGGTGCAGACGTTGTGCCCGACATAGCCATTCTCGGGAGAACCACCGTCGGCAACTTCACCGGAAACCGCAATATAACCTTTGGTCTGGTCGGTCAGCGTGCAGTAGCTGATGCTCGAATTCGATCCGCCAGGCTTGCACGCTTGGTAGAAGTTGATGATGACGCAGCGCAGCGCGATCAGGCACGCCGCCAACTGGGTGCCTCCCCCGGTCACCTTGAGCGCGACCGCGCCGCTGTCCCAGGCGCTGTCCATCGTGCCGGTGATGTTCTGCTCGATGGTCACGTCGGCCACGTCGAGCGTCGGCGTCGAGCCGGCCGTGCCGGTACAGGTGAACCCGATGCGGGTGTAGATGCGCGCCGGGCCGTCGGCCGGGTCTCCGTAGGGCCGGATGGTCAGATTGTAGCCATTGCCCGGCGTGAAGGTGGACCCGATCGACGGGTTGCCTCCGCCGCCCGCGAGGCCGTTCACGGTGGTGCCGTACTTGATATTGAGCGTCGTGTCGGCGTTCGGCGTCGGGTACAGCGCATCGTTGATCGTGTCGCCAGCGCCGCCGTCGAGGTTGAATGTCGCCATGACGTGGCCGGCTTACGGGATCAGGGTTAGGGCGAACGACACGGTAGGCGTGATCGTCGTCCCGTTCATCGTCACCGATACGCCCCAATAGAGCGCGTCGGTGAAGTCGTCCGAACCGCCCAGCGTAGCGAGCGCGGAGGCATCCGTCCCCGTCGTGTTGGTGGCGGTGCCGGTGCCGACGTCCGTGCCCACTGCGCGCAGGGTCGTGTTGGATAGCAGCGCGATGTCGTACTCCACCGACCGCGACCCGTTCGTCGTCGAGATCATTGGCGATGGGTTGGGCGTGATGGTCGTGTCTGCCGTACTTCCGGCTCCGCCGAGGGTGATATAGCCGGTCAGCGTATCGGTCGCGGCGGCGGATTTCGAGTAGAAGACAGATGCTCGGACCTCGGAAAACAACGTCAGCAGACTCGCAGGCATCTGCCACTTCCAGCCCGTGGCCATCTGTGCCGATGCGCTCGTCGTGCCGGCGACGCGATGCGCTACGCGCTTGAAGATGGAGTTAGCCGCCTTCCACGTGGTAGAGCTCGTGGCCACCACGTCGAATGGCGCAGGCATGCCGGTAAGGTTGAGCGTCGCGCGGTCGCCGATGACGAGGCCCGACGCCGGCAGGCTCGCGATTGACGTATAGATGCCGCGCCAACTGGGGGCGGTCGTCGGGTGCGTCTCGGCGATGAACCAGTCCTCCGCGTCCGTGCCATCGCCTGAAATGATGCTCGCCGTCGTCTCGAGGTCGCTGCGCACGCAGTAGTCGCCGGGGCTGGCCGGGCCGAGCGCGAGCATGGCGGCCTCGTTAGCGGCCGTGCCGAGATACGGGTCGCCGCCCGGTGAACCAGGTGGAAGCGAGTCGATTTGTGCCTGCAGCTTACCGATTCCGCCCAGAAGCGAGTCGGTAGCGACGACTGCCGAATCGTCTCCTGTATCCAGCCCGGTAAGCGCCGTGTCCAGCGTGATACCGCTGGCGCCGGCCCCTGTTGCCTGCTTCCAATTGCCCTGCGCCATTTCTCAGCTCCTCATCCCATAGTGTCCAGAGATCGTGCTCGACGTCCCGGCTGCGGTGATCAGAACGCTCTGAACGCCGCGCACGTCGAGGTTCAGGAACTGCACGTCGGTCCCGGCTGGCGCACTCGTCAGGTCGCTCGAAGCGCCGATAATCGGCCCCTCCAGTTCGGTGTAGTCCGTCGTCGACAAAGCTACCGCAACCCAGTCCCCGCTCTCGTGATAGCGGAAGAAGACGGTGAACGCGGTCAGGTCCGCGACGCCGACCGTGAAGGAAAGATTCAGCTCGGCACGGCCCGCCGTGATGACCTCCAGAACGGTATCGTCCGACGAGTCGAGGTCGGCGTTACTGAATTCGCCGCGCGAGAAGTTTGCAGGATGCATCGGCATAGTCGCCCCCCTCTAGGTCTCTGTGAATAATTCCGTTTCGAGCGCTGCCATGAACTCTACGAACGCCGCGCGCTCGGCCAGCGCGCCCTCGATCTTCTCGATTCGCGCTGCGGCCTGGTCCGCGCCGGCCGCCAGGTCGCGACGGACTGGCTCGAGCGCGGCCCCTAGTGCATCGAAGCGGGCCTCTACTTGCGCCTGTCCATCGGCTGCGATCCGCTCGGCCGCAGCGCGGGTCTCCGTCACTCCGGCCACGAGATCGGCGCGTATGCCCGCGATCGCCTGTTCGAGCAGCGTCTGCACGTCGGCGTGGCGCGCGACGAGTTCGTCAATCCGTCCAACGAGCGGCGCGACGATGGCCTTCGTCGCCTCCTCGTCGGGCGGCGCTGGCGGCGGCGCAGGTGGCGCGGCGGCCGGCGTCTTGCCGAACGGATCCGCGCTCGCGTCGCGCTTCGAGAGCGCCTCGACGGAGTAGTTCTGCTGCTGCAGGTAGGCCGCTCCTCCGCCCGTCATGGGCGGCAGGTTCAGGCGGCGGCGGCCCTCGTCGAGCTTGATCAACCCGGCGCCGGATTGCTCTTTGAGCACGTTGGTCAGCGTCGCGCTGTCCATCTTCAGCAGGTCGTCGAGATCGAAGCGCACGCCGTACTGCGTGCCGTCCTTCGGCGTATCCAGACCGAGCCCGTAGACGAGCAGGGTCTGGATCGCGTCCATCAGCGCCTGCAGGCAGTCGGCGTAATAGATCTGGTTCAGGTCTTCGACCTTCTGCCCGGCCGGGATCGTGCCAGCGCCGATTTTGAACGCCGGCACATGGAAGGTCGAACAGACCATCTCGGCCGTTGCCTTCAGCTGCTCGGTCATCTGCGACCGCTCGGCATCGACCGACAGCGCGGAATAGGCCAGGCCGTCGCCCAGGACGGCTACCTTGCCGATCTTGTCCCCGCTGTAGTTCTCCTCCCAGTGCTTTTTCAGCCGCTCGGCCGTCTCGTCAGCGATCCGCTGCGGAGCGGTCAGGATGCCGCTCGGCCTGCTCATGTTGGAGAAGAACTGCGCCGAGTTCGCCTGAATCTTCAAGCCCTGCGTCGCCGCTAGCCCGCTGGCGTACATCGGCGAGAGGCCGACGAGCGGATGAAACAGGCAGTTCATCCGGTCGTGGATGATCTCGCTCGCGGGCGCGGCTGGGATCGCGTTTGGCAGCCCTGATAGGTCGTCCTCGCCGAGTTGATAGTAGACGGACCCGTCGGGCGCGACGAGCGGGAGCACCAGCTGCGGGTCGAGCACGTACATGCGGACGACGACGCCGCGCGCGTCGCGCTCTTTCAGGATGTAAGCATTCCCAGCGCGCAGCTTCGAAGTAACCCACTGCTCGCAGAACTGCTGCCAGGTTTGGTGCCGATTCGGCTTCGCGAGGACCGGCGAGAATGCCGGGCTGTCGGCCGGCGCCCAGATCTCTCCGACGCGGCGCACGAGCCCGAGATTGACCTTGCCGATATCGCCCGCGATCAGGGTAATGCAGGAGAAGACGGCCCAGTTCGCGGTGACGGCCTCCTGGTCGACGCTCACGTCGTTCTGCCAGGTCTGCCCAGGCCAGAAGTTCGAGAGCGTACGCCACGCGCCACGGTCGTCGACGCCTGACAGGCGCGACGGCACCGCGGCCTTGCGCCGGGTGATCTCGAAGCCGAAGACACGCACGGCGCGCGCCCTTCGCCCCTACGCCTCGGCCGTCATGTCGCGGCGGCGATAGGCGCGCTTTGGCTTCGCCTCGGCCTTGATCGTCGCCATGTCGAATCGCGCGGGCTGCGCTGGCGCCTCGGCCTCGGCCTCGGCCGCCGTCGCCTCTCGGGCCCATCCGAGCGCCTTCACGAGCCGAACGTCCGCGGCGCGGACTTCGTAGGTATCGCCCGCGCGCCGCTGCGTCCCGTAGCGGTGCGCCTTGAGTGCTTGCATCTGCATCTGACTCTAGCCCCTCGCCTTTGAAAAAACGCCCCGGACCACCGCGAGCTGCGGAGGGTCCGGGGCCAGGCTCACCCCACCCCTGAGATGATCAGCTCACCACGCCGCCGTATTCGGCGTTGTCCAGCCACTTCACGGCGCCGCTGCGGCGCTTCTGGTAGTTGATCGAGCGAACGACCTTGAAGCCGATCTGCTCCGTCTGCCAGAGCGACATGAGCGTCGCCGACGCGGCTGTCGGCGTGTCGCCAGCGCCGGCAGGGTTGTCGTCCTGCTCGATCGTCGCCTGGTCGCTGATCGACACCTCCATCCCGCCGTTGCCGATCTTCCAGATATCGCTCGGCTTCATCAGCAGCCAGTACCCGCCCGTGACGTTGTCGCCCGTGTAGACCGTGTCGCCGAGCAGCGTGCCGCCCTGCGCGCCGAGCCCTGGGAACTCGGTCTGCCCGAGCGCGTTGACCATCAGCGAGAGCGCCTTGGCCATGCTCGGCGTCATCACTTGGACGAGCCCGCTGGCGTTCTTCGCCGTCAGGAAGTCGGTATAGAGCGCCATCAGGTCGGCACGAACCGACGCCGCATCGGTGCCCGACGGAGCGAGCGCCGTCAGCCCGTTGAGCAGGCCGGCCGGCGAGACGCCGTTCGATGCGGCCGTCGTCGAGAGGAACGTCGCGTCGATCCGCTGCGCCGAGGCCATCGCGATATCGTCGCGGATCAGCATTTCGGCAGACGGCGAAGAGTCGCGGACGAGTTCCTTCGAGCAGACGGAGATCGCGGCGACCTTGAGCGGCGTCAGCTCGACTGAGCTGTAGTCGCTCTTGCCGACCGGGATCGCCTTCGACTCGCCGACCCAGTAGCCGGTCGATGCGCCGTCCTGCCCCTTGATGTGCACGCGCGCCGGAACGCTGCGCAGCGGGAGCGAATCGAACAGCGTCTTCGAGTAGAGATACTCGATGAAGTCGCCCGTGAAGCGCGCGTCCGACGCCGCGAGTTCGGCGCCCCACTCGCCAGAGCCGGTGCCGCCGCCCGCGACGCCCGCGCGGATGAACTCCACCAGCTTCGGATGCGTCTTTCCCCAGCGGTGCTTCGCCACGTCGGCGGCCGAGACGAAGTTCCCGTCCTTCATGGCGATGAACGCGTTCGCCTTGGCGATCAGGAATCGCGTGTAGCTCTGCCCCTTGAAAGCGTCGTCCGGGTCCTGCTTGCGCACGAACGACATGCCGCCGCGCGATGCCGAGCCGGCCGCCGCGCTCGAGCCGTCGACGGACTTGGCCGCCGCGCCCTGCATCGCGTGGAACTGCGCGATGCGAATGTCCTGGTCGAGCGTCTTGACCTCGACGGAAAGCGCGTCGAACTCGGCGGTCTCCTCGTCGCTGGTCTCGTGGCCGTCGGTGCGGAAGAGCTCGACGAGCTCCTGCATGCGCGCGGCCTTGGTGCTGCGCTCTTCGCGCAGCTCTTGCATGGTCTTCATGGTATTTCCCTTCGGTCGATTGGTTGAACGCCCCGAATCGCCGGGATGATTGCCGACCCCGCCCACCGCGCGGCCGGTCGCGGCCAGGTGGGCAGAGTCTGCGTTTTTGATAGAGAGGATGCTCGCGTCGGCATTCGCGGGTATCGTCACCGCGGATAGCTCGAGCCAGTCCCACTTGACGAACCTGATGCCCCAGGTTCCCTTAATGTCTTGCGTCTCGATGCCGCGGAACCCGATGGAGAGCCCGCGGACGAGTCCGCTCTTGAGCGAGAGCCAAGCCTCGTCGAGACGATCCTTCAGGCGGCCCGGCTCGGTCATCTTGACGAGCTTCGCGGTAACGGTGATGCCGTCTTTCCCGACCTTCGCCGCAGTGACGTGGCCGATCGGCTGGCTGGAATCGTGCTGCCAAAGCAGCGGGATTGGAAGCGAGAACTGCGCGCCCTCGGGCTCGACGATATCCTGCATTCGATCCGGGCTCGGTGTCGTCGCGATCCCAGTGATCTTGCGCTCGTCGTCGTCGACGGACTTGATCGTGAGGATTGAGTAGGCGCGTTGGTCCATCGCTTCCCTCACACGAAAAACAACTGGTTCAGCGGCTCGGGCTCGCGTTCCGCGATCGAGCGTCCGACGGCCATCAGCAGTGCGCACATATCGTCGATCTTCTCCGAGGCCCGTTTCTTGTCCGGCGCCGTGTTCAGGTTCGCGTCATAGCGCGCGACTATGTTCGACGCGTTCCAGTTTAACACCGGATCGTTGCCATGCGCTAGCCTGCCGCTCAGATAGGCGACCTCGAGCGCCTGCATCGCCGGGTGATAGCTTTTCGGCCCCTGAATGAATTGCTCCATCTTCACGCCGGCCGCGAGCAGCCGCTGCACGCTCTGCGATGCATTCCAGGCGTCGAAGCCGACCGACTCGAGCCGGAATTTCTCGTGCACCTCGATGATCTGCTTCTCGACCGGCCCATAGTCGATCGCCTCGACGCCGGACTCGATGAGGTTGCCGCGCAGCACCCAACCGGCATAGGGGATCAGCCCGCGCGCGGTCCTCCGGCGGACGGCCTCGGCCGGCACCCAGCGCCAGCCGTAGGTGTAGATCCAGTCATCGACCGGCCAGACCAGACGGAACGAGCAGAGGTCGGTCGTGCTCGAGAGGTCGAGGCCGCCGAAGCACGGGAACTGCCGCAGCCACTCCAGATCGACCGGCCGCGCGGCGCACTCGCGCCACTTCGTCAGGTTCACCCAGCCCTGCGAGACCGAGCTCGGCCGGTTCAGTCGCTTGATCTTGAACTCGGCGTGTTTTCCCGGCTTCTCCTTCGCCTCGATCGCGCCCTTGCGGATCTCGTCCAGCAGCAGCGGGTTGACATCCATCAGCGGATTCGCCTTGCGCCAGGCCCGCTCGTCGAAGTCGTCGTCCGCCGTCGTCCCTAGATCCTCGTCGCGCTCGTCGACGGCGTAATAGATCGCTAGGTAATGGTCCGCCTCGATCAGCCCGCGGAGCACCTTCTTGGCGAACTCGCGCTCCTCCTCCCACGGCCCGGCGTTCGTGTAGCCCTCGGTCGTCAGGTAGAGGAACAGCGGATTGCGCCGCGCGCCGGCCGCCGAGGTCAGGACGTTCAGCAGGTCGTGCGTCTTGTGC